GAAGACAAGCGCCCCACCACCAGGCCCGCACGGCGTGCGAAGGCCATGAAGGTGAAGGAGCTCCGTGAACGCACCGGGAAGTGCAGCAGCGCCACCAGGGCAGGCAAGCGCTGTGCCAAGAGCGCGGGCTGGGGCACAGAGCACCCCGGCACCGGCCCCTGCAAGCTTCACGGTGGAAACACACCCACGGTGGTGAAGGGCACCCAGGTGGTGCTGGCGCAGGCGGCTGTGGAGACCTACGGGCTACCCAGGGAGATCGACCCCTTCACAGCCCTGGCCGAGGAACTGGCGCGCACAGCAGGGCACGTGGCCTGGCTGGGCCAGCAGGTGGCCAAGCTGGAAGAGGCTGAAGTGGTAGGCCCGGTGGGCACCGAGGGCACCGACGCCGAGAGCGGGCTACAGCACCACCCCAGGGGCGAGGCCAGCGTGTGGGTGCGGCTGTACCAGGAGGAGCGCAAGCACCTGACCGACGTGGCCAGCACCTGCATCAAGTGCGGGCTGGACGCCAAGCGCGTGGAACTGGCACAGCAGCAAGGGCAGCTGCTGGCCACAGTAATCCAGGGTGTGCTGGGCGAGTTGAAGATTGACCCGGCCAAGGCAGCGCCCGTGGTGCGCAAGCACCTGACGCTGGTGGCTGGGGAGATGGCAGCTTGAGCAGCCCCTACTGCCAGCCGTGTGCCGAGGCACAGGTGATGACTGGCCTGCTGCCCATGCGCTGCCACGTGGCGTACTGCCTTAACTACACGGGGCCTGTGGGCATGGTGAAGCGCGCTGTGCGGATGCCTAAGCGCCCGCAGGGCCTGGTGGGGCGCTGGTGAAGGGCCTAGCTCAACATGCCCTTAGCCGCGCCCTGGTGTCCGCAGGGCGCGTACTGGTGCTGATGGGTGAAGTAGCCGTGGGCGCAGGCGAGGTTCTGGACGCACGCTGGCCCCAGGACTACCCAGGCTTTCACAGCAACCGCGTGCTGGACACACAGCGCAACGGGGGCGTGCGCACGTGACCACTGCCACGGCACCCAACCCATTCAGCGTGGCTGCCGACCTGCTGGACCCGCCCGAGTGGGAAGCCAAGGGCAGGCCCAAGCTGGAGCCGCACCAGCTGCCGCCCAAGGGCAACGACTGGGACCTGTGGCTGCTTGAAGCGGGGCGTGGTGCTGGCAAGACCGAGGCCTGCGCCAGGTACTTCACCAAGTACATGCACCAGAACCCTGGCTACCGTGGGCGCATCATTGCCCCCACCTACGACGATGCCGTGGAGTCATGCCTGAAAGGCCCCAGCGGGCTGCTGCCCATGGACCCGGACGTGCGCATGGTGGTGCAGCCTGGCGGCACGAAGGCCCTGTGGCCCAACGGCAGCGAGGCGCTGGTGCTGGGCACCCACAGCCCCCGAGACGTGGACAGGCTCCGCGCTGGTGGGAACCGGCACATTGACTGGTGGGAAGAGATGGCAGCCAACCCCCAGCTGGAAGACGCGTGGGATCAGGCTGCCTTCGGCCTGCGTCTGGGCGACTGGCCGCACAGCATCGCCTCCAGCACACCCAGGCTGGTGAAGGCATACAAGGCCATCCGCAGCATGGCGGACGTGGTGCTGACCAAGGCCAGCATGTTCGACAACCCCAACCTGCCAGAGAAGTTCAAGAAGCGCATGCTGGCCAAGTACGAGGGCACCCGCCTGGGCAAGCAGGAGCTCTACGGTGAACTGCTGGAAGACGTGCCCGGTGCGCTGTGGAGCATGGATCGCATTGACCGCAGCCGCTGCCAGCTGGCCGACGTGCCGCAGCTGGCCGTGGTGGTGTGTGCCATTGACCCGGCAGCCACAGCCCACGAGGACAGTGACGACACAGGCATCGTGGTGGCGGGTCTGGCCAGCAACGGCGAGGCCTACATACTGGGCGACTACACCTGCCACCTGAAGCCAGCAGGCTGGGGCAAGCGCGCTGTGCACAGCCTGGCACGCCACGAGGGCGACTACGTGGTGGGCGAAGTGAACAACGGTGGTGACATGGTGGAGCACGTGATCTACACCACCAACAGGAACGTGCCGTTCAAGCAGGTGCGGGCCAGCAGGGGCAAGCAGACCAGGGCGCAGCCGGTGGCCGCACTGTGGGGCTACGAGGCCGACGAGGAAGAAGGCTTCTCGGAGCGCAAGCCACGGGTGCACATGGTGGGCACGTTCACAGACCTTGAGGACCAGATGTGCACCTGGGTACCAGGCGAGGAAGACAGCCCCGACAACATGGACGCCATGGTGTGGGCCATCACCGAGCTCATGCTTGCGGTGGACGATGTGGAAGAAGAATACGAGGACTACCAACCAGTGAAGATTGGAGCGGACGTCTAATGCATGACACCACCAGGGCCATCCTGGAACTGTTTGACAGCAGCCACTTGCCAGAACACCTGCGCTACCAAGTGCAGCCGTTCGAAGTGCTTGCCCAGGAGATCGCAGGCCAGGACACCGCGCGCCCCGCCGAGCAGACCACCTGCCTGCGCAAGCTGCTGGAAGCCAAGGACTGCGCCGTGCGCATGGCAGTGCCGAGGGCGGGATCATGAGCATCGCTGGCGTACTGCTGGTGCTAGCCCTGGTGCTGGCCGTGCTTGGCTACCTGCTGCCCGCTGTGGTGCTGGTAGTCGTGGCGCTGCTGGTCGGGGGTAGGGCGCTGTGAAGGTAGGCCCCATCAACATCAGCCGCGCCAACGAGGCACAGCGGCTGACAGAGCAGCTGACGCAGCAGCGGTGGCAGAGTGGGTTCCTGGCCGAGAACCTGAACGTGCTGGAGCAGCAGCTGGCGGGCGACACCGAGTGGCGCCGCCAGGCCATGACCACCAAGATGGAGTTCACCCGCCCAGGGCTGGACGACTTGTGCGCAGTCAGCAAGATCATGTACCTCAGCAACCCGCTGGTGCAGCGTGCTGTCAACGTGACCACGTACTACACCTGGGCGCAGGGCTGGCAGTTCCAGGCAGAGGAGCAACGCATTCAGGACGAAGTGGTGCAGCCCATGTTGGATGACGAGGGTAACCGGCTGGCGCTGTACGGCCACCAGGCGCAGCTGCTTACGGACGTGGACCAGCTGTGCGACGGCAACGTGTTCCTCTGCTTGTTCACCAGCATGGCGGGCGACGTCAAGGTGCGCAGCATGCCCACCCAGGAGATCCGCGAGATCATCTGCAACCCCAACGACCGCGAGCAGGTGTGGTTCTACCGCCGCGTGTGGGGGCAGATGGAGTTTGACCTGGCCACGGGTGTGAACTACGCAGGCGCCTACGAGGCCCTGTACCCGGACATCAGGTACCAGCCGCGCAACCGGCCCGCCACCATTGGGGGCGTGGACGTGCACTGGGATGCGCCCATCATTCACCAGCGCACTGGTGGGTTCAAGAACATGCTCTTCGGCGTGCCCCAGACCTACGCAGCCCTAGACTGGGCGCGTGCGTACAAGAAGTTCCTGGAGGACTGGCACACCATCGTGTCTAGCCTGGCCCGCTTCGCATGGCGTGCCACCACCAAGGGGCGCAAGATCGACCGGCTCAAGGGCAAGCTGGGGGCCAGTGCCCAGGCGCAGGAGGAACTGGCCGAGGATCCGTTCTCCTCGCCGGGTGGGCCTGCGCGTGCGCCCATCCCGGGCAGTGTGTTCGCTGGCACGGCCGACGACAACCTACAGCCCATCAACAAGGCAGGCGCCACCACGGGCACAGCAGACGCCAGGCCAGCGCGGTTGATGGTGGGCGCTGCCATGGACCTGCCGGACACCATCCTCAGCGGCGACGCCGACCAGGGCAACCTTGCCACCAGCAAGACGCTGGATCGGCCGACCGAACTGGGGTTCATGAACCGGCAGACCATGTGGGCCGACCTGCATGCCCGCGTCTTCAGGTACGCGGTGGACGCCAAGGTGCGGGCAGGGCAGCTACCGGGGCGCGTGGTGCGGGACTACGACGGCACCCACGTGGAGCCAGGCATTGACGCCCAGGTGGACCTTGTGTTCCCGCCCATTCTCGAGCACGACCAGCAGACCACGGTGGAGAGCATTGTCGCTGCCGCCACGCTTCAGAACTACAACGACGCGGGCACCATCCCACGCGAGGAGGTCAGCACGCTGTTGATGCAGGCCCTGGGTGTGGAGAACATTGAGCAGGCCCTGGAGGACCTGGACAAGGAGCAGAACGTACTGATTGACCAGGCGGTCGCCAAGCTACAGGGCATGATGGCTGGTGGCGACCTGCCCGCGCCAGGCGAGCCCACTGTGCCGGGTGGTTCATGACCGGCGCCGTGGACAACACGCTGCTGCGCATGGCGCGCACAGGGCACCCCACCATTCTCGAGGCCATTGACAAGGCAGCCGAGATGGAGCGTGCACGGCGCGTGGTGAACGCACTGCGCGCTGCACAGAAGCCCCTGATCACCACCATGGAGCGCGACACGGCAGCCTGGCTCAAGGGCATGGGGCAGCTGGTGGCAGCCGCTGCACAGCCGCTGCTGGGGCAGCTGTACGAGGCCCGCTGGCGCAGCCCGCTGGACAGCACCGAGGTAGCCAACCTGATCGACAACATCTTGCACAGCGCGCACCTGCGCGAGTGGGAAGGCGGGCGCGTGGCACCCAGCTTCTACAAGCACTACGAGGCCACAGACCTGATCACAGCCCGCACGCTGATCCAGGCGGGCATCCTGGCCAACCTGCGGGGCAGTGCTGCCAGGCGGGTGCTGCAAGAGGGCGGGCGCAGGCTGGGGCTGTTGGACCTGGGCACCCAGACCAGGGCTGCTCTGTTCAGGGCCATCGACCAGGCATACGAGCAGGGCCTGGGGCCGCGCGCCACAGCCAAGCTGATCCGCGACATCGTGCCCGCTGGCCCGTTCCCGAACGCGGGTGCTGGCTACAGGGCCACGCTGATCGCACGTACTGAGACCTTGCACGCGCAACGCTTCAGCACCCTGCAACGGTACCGCGAGGACAAGCGTGTGAAGCAGGTCATCGTCTTTGACGGCGAGAGCGACGAGGAGTGCAGCGCACGTAATGGTGAATACATGACCCTAGACGAGGCGGAGGCCGAGATGAACTCAACACACCCCAACTGCGTCATGGCGTTCGGACCGGCATGAGCAAGACCAACCGACAGACCTACACCCTGCAAGAGGGCGCCACCAAGCAGCTGGACACGCTGGTTGAGGCAGGCCCTGCGGACGGCACACGCGTCAAGCCCATCGGCACCGACAGCACCAAGCGCGAGGTCACCATCATCGAGGCGGGCTGGGGCAGCAGCGGCTACTACCCCAAGGCTGTGCTGGCCAGGGACGGCGCCACGGCGTTCCCCAAGGGCACGCATATGTACATGAACCACCCCACCATGACCGAGGACGTGGAGATCCCCGAGCGCAAGGTGGAGGCCCTGGCCGCTGTGCTGACCGCAGACCCGGTCATGAAGGGCAACGCGCTGGTGGCGGAGGCCGAGGTCTTCCAGCACTGGACGCCAGTGGTCAACGCGGTGGCCGACGCCATCGGCACCAGCATCCGCGCCATGGGCGAGCACGTGCACGGCGAGGCGGAAGGCAAGGAGGGCAGCATCATCACGGCGCTGACCGAGGGCCTGTCCGTGGACTTCGTCACGCTGCCCGGTGCCAAGGGCAAAGTGGGGCCGCTTATCGAGAGCGCCCAGGCCCGTGTGCATCCGCCTGCGTCTGCGCTGGAGGAAGCGCGCAACGCTGCCAACTGGCTGGAGGCGCGCATACACTCAGACTTCACCGACACGGCCGACTACCTGTTCGGCCAGGGGTACGTGACCCGCGAGGAGCGCGTTGCCCTGTCGTCGGCGATCGGGGACGCACTGGAAGCGTTCAATAGCAGCGTGAGCTCTAACCTGCCTCAGCTGCTTGAGCGCGATCCGTACGACGACCCCGAAGACACGGGCGAAACACAGGTTCAAGAGACGGGCCGCTCCGGCGGCGATCCAACACAGGAGGAGGCCATAGTGGCCGACGACACCAAGCAGCTGTCGGAGCTCCAGGAAAGCGTCGACACGCTGAAAAAGACGGTGGAGGAGCTCACTGAGAGCGCCAAGACCGAGAAGGAAGGGCGCGAGCGCGCCGAGGATGCACTGGTCGCCGAGCGCGCCCGGAACATCGTCAACGAAGCGCTCGTTGCCGAGGCCGAGGAGGGCGAGGATGCCCTGCCCGAACTGCCGGACCGCGCGCTTGCGCGTGTGAAGGAGTCGGTGCTCGGCGGCAAGGTGCCGCTGGACGAAGACGGCAAGGTCGACAAGGAGCGCCTGGTGCAGAAGCTGCACAAGGGGCTGCGCGAGGAAGCCGAGTACCTGGGCGAGGGGTCCGACAAGGGCCGCGTCACGGGCATGGGCGCTTCACCGCGCGAGACGGAGGTCAACGAGACCAAGGGCGGCACCACCACGCCGACCGAGGCCACGGAGGCCGAAGGCGCGCTCAAGGAGTCGCTCGGGCGGCTCGGCATGAGCGACAAGGCTGCCACGGTGGCAGCGAAGGGACGGTAGCCAACTATGGCGCTGAACATCGCAAGGGAAGAGTGCGATCAGGTCTCGGTGCCCGTCGCTGACGGGACCCGGTCCGGCGATCTCATTCTCGTCGGCGATCTCCCTGCCGTCGCGCTGACCGACAAGGGTGCGCAGACGGCCGGAGATGCCACGGTCAAGTTCAACGGCAGCGTGTACGTGGACGTCACCATCACCACAGCGGTGGGTGACACCATCTACGCACACGGTGCCGGAAGCGGACAGACGTTCAACAAGACGTCTTCCGGCGGTACGCGGATTGGAGTCGCACTGGGCGCGACCGACTCCAGCGGCGGACGGCTCGAGGTCAAGCTCGCCAAGTAGGCGCAGCTGACGGAAAGGAAATAGGCACACGATGCCCAATTTCAAAGAGACCGTCGAGGAGATCCGCGCCGAAGAGGCGTCGGTCGCTCGACTGTTCGGGGGTGACGGCACCCGCGTGGCGGATCGCCGTAAGACCCCGGCGTACATGCGCCAGCTGGCGGAGGCAGCCGCATTCGTTGCGGACGTCGCCGACGGCGTGCGGCCCATGCGGCACCTCCAGGAGGCCATGAGCACGAGCGACTTCCCGCTCCTGTTCGCGGACGTCCTGGACCGGCAGCTGCTGGGCGCATACCGGGAGATCGCCCCGGTCTGGCAGAACTACATCAAGCGGTCAACGGTTCCCGACTTCCGAGCGGTCAAGCGCCGCGCGGTGGACGGGGCTGAGGGGCAGCTTCCCGAGGTCGACGAGCTCGAGAACTACCCCGAGGCAGCCCTGGAAGAGAGCGAGGACGAGTACCACGTGCGCAAGTACGGGCGCCGTCTCGACCTCTCCTGGGAGACGATGATCAACGACGACCTGGATGCGTTCCGTGACGCGCCCCAGCGGCTGGCACGTGGTGCCCGTCGTACGGAGCAGCGGTTCGCCACGGGTATGTACGTGGATGCGGATGGACCCCGAGCCGACCTGTACAGCAACGGCAACGGCAACATCGTTCCCGGCAACCCGCCGTTCAGCCTCGCTGGACTCCAGGCGGCGATCAGCCACCTGTCCACGTTCTCGGACGTGGATGGCGAGCCGATCGACCTGTCGGTTCTGCATCTGGTGACGGGGCCTGGCCTCGAAGTCACGGTGC